ACCAGAACCTCACCCTTGCTAAGGCTATTGTTCCTACCTCATTACAGCGTGCATGGAACATGCTCAGCCCTGATGAGAAGTCACAACAGTTCACCTCTGCTGCTATGCAGGCTATTGCCTACAACGCAGCACATGGTATTGGTCTAACACCAGAGCAAGTTAATGCTATGCCAGCCACCGAGCGTGCTACTGCTATTGCGGATTACCTAAACAAGATTCGTGTTACCGCACACAACGTATTGTTCTTGCGTAACATGCTGGGATTCATCTCGCCTATTGCTCCTAACCTACAGGAGTCTCGGGATGTGCCTGATTACCTTAAGAATGTAGGGGTAACAGGACTGCGTTCTGAGTTTGCAGACATCCTTCAGAACACCTTGATGGCTAGCAGGGGTCAGATTCAGGACCCATACGGCGCTGCTTTGATGGCGTTTACTGCTAAGTATCCCGGTCGTATTGCATACACGGTAGCCCGTGATGCCAAGACTACACAGGTTGCCCTGTCTTATACCAAGGATATGCAGGCATGGTTGGCTAAGTACGCACCGCAGATTAACAACTACGGTGATGCTGCCCTTATCTTTGCACCACATGTAGGACAGTACGATGCCAATGCTTTTGCTTGGATGCAGAACGCAGGACTTATTCAGTCCCGCAACCTTGAGGATTACTACAAGGAAATCGCTATCTCTGGTGACCGTCAGAAGTACTACGATGCTCGTCAAAAAGAACAAGCAGTACTCAATGACCCTAACGCATCCTATGCAGATAAGCAGTATGCCACAGCAGATGCCAAGCTAACTATGGATAACCTTAAGCTGGTTAACCCATACCTAGAGATTGCATTGAATGACAAGTCCTATGGCGTAGGCAAGCAAGAAGAAATGCTTAACAATCTTCAGGATATCCTTGCTCACAATGATGTACCTATGACAGATGGCACACGCCAGAAGATGAAGTTGATTACTGACCAAGTGGTACAGGCAGTACAAGATATTAAGACCATGAATTCAGACCCTAACACAATCAACAACGGCAGCATTAAAGAAGCTAGAAAGCAGGCGGTGCTTGCTTTGGTTCGCTCAGTTGGAGGAGCAAAGGGCAATAAAACCCCAGTAGACCCCATCGTTGCTGAGGCACTCAAGTCTATATTCCTCCCCGTGTTGGATTACTACGTACGTAATTCAAGCACAGTAAAGATAGGACAGTAATGGCTACACCATCACCAGATGCTATCAAGGTATGGATGACACAACATCCAGGTACCACTGCTGCTCAGGCTATTGCTGCTTTAAGTACTCCTAATACTCGTATTTCTATTGGCAGTGTACCTACGGCTACGCCTACCCCTACATCCTTGCCTACCGCTATTGGTATCAACGGCAAGCCTTTGGGCAACAAGCCTGGCTTAACGCCAGCACAACAGATTGCTGCACTTAAGATTGTTAACCCTGATGACGCTGCTAGCATACTTCAGCAAATCAAGGACATGGCTCCTCCTGTTGACCCTACTGCTACTAAGACATCTGGTACCGGTGGTACCACAGGCGGTCCTGTAGCCCTAGGCGCAGACATGAATTCTGGTGCAAACTACAGCAATAACTATGCTGTTGATTTCACTGGTGGTGTCAGTGGTTCAACCCCACTGCAGATAACCACCACAGCCAAGGGACAAACGGTTATTACCCGTGCCGATGCTGCTGGTGCCCTGCATCAAGTGGTCATTATTCCTAACCCAAGTGACCCTACCCGCTACATGATTTCAGATGTAGCTAATATCCCTACGCTTGCTAACCAATATGTAGCAGCTAATGGTGGTATTGCTGCGGTTAAGCAACAGTTAGACAATGGCAAGTGGTTCGCTAACCCTCGCGCTGCGCAGACTTCTGTTACCAACAAGAACACATTAGACGATGCATTCTATGCAGCGTTTACTCGTATGATGTTGGCTAATACTCTGACCAACTACAACCTTGGCAAGGGTGGATACCAGTCTCTTATCCCCATTACTCAGACCCTTACTGGTCAGCAGGTAGGCGGTTTAGCTGGTACTCGTAACTCTACTAACTACACCATTACTCCTGCTATCACTGCAGATAAAGACATCAACACCTTTATTCAGCAGAACCTTGGTCGTCAAGCCACAGCCAAGGAGCAGGCAGACTACCTCAAGACTTTGAATGATTACGAGAAGGCACACCCTGACCGTAAGACTGCAACCACAGACCAAGCTGGCTTTGAGAAGACAGCATTCAACTATCTCGGTGCTACTCAGGCAGACAAAGATGCTATCAAGGTAGCACTTCTGCATGATGAACTAGCAGCCAAGGGCGTTAATGCTGATGCTATCTCAGCTAGTGGTGGTGCTATTGCACAGGGTATGCAGGGTATTCAAGAGACAGCAGCCAAGTATGGCTTGGGTCACATGGATAATGTGAATGCATTGGGCGCCATCATTGACGCCAGCAAGATAACTGCATCCAAGATGACCAACGCAGATACCTTGGCTCTCATGAATGAAACCCTTAAGCCCGGCGGTAGCGCAGACCAGATTTATACCAAGCTCAAGGAGCAAGCCAAGCTTGCTTACAAGCCACTGGCTAACTACATAGATGCAGGCGGCACAGTCAAAGACATTGCCGACCAGTACAACTCCATTACCCAGAAGGTTCTTGAGACTGTATCACCTGCCGATGTATTTAACCCAGACATCCAGAAGGCACTACAGGGAGATGGCAAGAACCTCATGAGTCTTAATGATTACACCATCATGCTGAAGAACAAGCCTGAATGGATGCAGACTCAGAACGCTAAGGAAGAAGCGGCTAACTACGCCAATACAATCCTTAAGTCCTTTGGGTTGGTGGGATAATGGCGCGTTCATCAGAATTCGGCGGAGACGCTAGCGCAGTAGCAGCCAACACCCCCACTCCTGCGCCTGCTCCTGCTTCAAGTTTGGATGCAGCGCTTACTGCTTCGCTAGCTCAGCTGTCTGATTTTAATAAATCTGCTACAGCTCTTATTGCTCAGGACCAAGCAGCAGCTACAGGCACTGCTTCTAACAAAAGTATCATTGACCTTGGTACCGCTGCTGCTGCTGATTACAAAGCAGTCATGACTCCTGTTGACCCAATGCTCAAGCTGCAGCAAGATGCACAGAATGCTGCCCGCATTGACGCTCTTAGTCTTCTTCAGGATACCTTCACAGCCTACGGTCTTACCGAACTAATCCCTACTATCAAGGGATTCATGACAGGTAACGTTGGTGCAGGAGAAGCTACCTTGCTTCTCAAGCAGACCGATGCATACAAGCAACGCTTTGCTGGTAACATCACTCGCGTAGCCAATGGACAGAATGCATTGAGTGAGACAGACTATCTTTCACTAGAGAACCAGTACACAGACTTGATGTCTCAGTACGGTGTAAAGAATCTTGCTACCCGTACACAGTTTGCTACCTTGGTTGGTAACGATGTCTCTGCATCTGAACTCAACTCACGCCTTGACTTGGCAGTGAACAAGGTACAGAACGCAGACCCACAGGTACTTGCTACCTTGAAGTCATACTACCCAACAGTCAGTAACTCTGACTTGGTCAGCTACTTCCTAGCACCGGGTGAGACTCTACCTCAACTACAGCAACAGACCCTTGCTGCTCAGATTGGTACCTATGCTACCGAGCAACTTACACCGGGAGCAACCACACCTGAGATTAGCCAAGCACGTGCTATGCAGATTGCACAGTCTGGTGTTACTGAGTCTCAAGCCAAGACTGGCTATGAGACCATCGGTGTCGAGCTACCAATTGCTAGCAAGTTAGCCACCATCTATGGTGCATCTGGTATCAACTATGACCAGACTGCAGCTGAAGCAGAACAGTTCGGCTTAACAGGTGCGGCGAGCGCCGCCCGTGCTAAGCAACGGCTACAGGAACTTGAGAAGGCTCAGTTCTCTGGACGCTCTGGTGTAGCTGGAGCAAGCGCAGCGGCTGGATACACCGGCTCATTGGGTAAGTCAATCCAAGGCAAGTTCTAAATAGATTCCCGTGCGGACCGACCGGCCCCGTACGGCGTATAAGAAACCGGTAGTAGAAGCCAGCCACCTTTCCCCGAGGGTGAACTGAGGTCTGCGATACAACAAACAGAATGGGAGAACGGTTGCTATGGCAACAAACACTGACTACGAAGACGACTTCGATGACCTCGAAGAAACTTCTGCACCAGAGGACAACAGTAATCTGGTGAAGCAACTACGCAAGCAGTTGCGTGAACAACAGAAAGTAAACAAGGACATCTCTGAGAAGTTTGAGTCGCTCTCAAAAGCTCAGAAAGAACGAGTCGTTAAGGAAGTCTTGGAAGCTAAGGGCGTCAACCAAAAGGCTGCCCGCTTAATCATGAAGGACTTGGAAGACGTTAACGAGGAGACAGTCTCGCACTGGCTCGATGATAACGGCGAACTGTTTGGATTGAGTAAGCCAGTTGAGGTAGACCCTCAGCAACAACTTGACCGGGCTGCCCTACGGCAGCAAGACCTTGTCACCCAAGGTGCATTGTCACCGGACAAATCGCTCGATGCGATTCAGCGAATCAACGACGCAGGTTCTGCGGAGGAGATTATCGCAATGATTCAGTCGGGCAACTTTTAATCAACCGAATCTAACATCCTCATAAGGAGGTGCAACACATGGCAAATGCATATACAAATACTGGCTCCACCTCTCTTGGTGGTACAGTTGGTGCAGCTGGTCTCGTACAAAAGGCTTATGACCGCCTCATCGAGTTCGCGCTCCGTGCACAGCCACTTGTCCGCGCAGTAGCAGACAAGACCCCTGCTCGTCAGAGCATCCCGGGTTCCTCAGTTGTATTGCAACGCTACGTTGACTTGTCTCAGAAGACTTCGTCTCTTACTGAAACAGTTGACCCAGATGCAGTAGCACTGGCAACCCCAACCTACACAACCATTACTCTTCAAGAGTACGGTAACGCGGTACTTGTTACACGTGCATTGGAACTCTTCAGCCTTGCTGATGTAGACCCAGCCGTTGCTAACATCATCGCCTACAACATGGCAGATTCTGTCGATGTTCTCGCACAGAACGTTCTTGCTACAGGTGCAAACGTATTGCGTCCTAACGCACGTACTTCTTCTGCAACTGTTACTTCTTCAGATACCTTCAACTCCGCATCAGCTCGTAAGGCAGTTGCTAAGTTGCGTTCAAACAAGGCTATCCCTCGTAAGGGTAACCTCTACTGGGCAGGTATCCACCCAGAAGTTGCACACGACCTTCGCGCCGAAACAGGCGTGGGTTCATGGCGCCAGCCACACGAGTACCAAGCAAATGATGAGATTTGGGCGGGAGAAATCGGTACCTACGAAGGTGCTTTCTACGTCGAGTCTCCTCGTATTTTTGCTAACAAGTCAGGTGCTTCACTCTCAACAGTAAGCACAACCACCACAACATCACAGGCTTCGGGAGATACCACAATTACTCTCGCATCTACCTCTGGTATTGCTGTTGGTGACTCTGTTGCTATCACTGGTGCTGCTACCGGAAACGTCATCACTGCCATCTCCGGTTCAACTGCAACTTTGACAACAGCTCTCGCTGCTGCTATTACCTCTGGTGTTGCAGTAACTGTTACCCCTGTGGTCAAGGTGTTCAACACCTACTTCGCTGGACAGCAGGCATTGGCTGAAGCCGTTGCCGAAGAGTTCCACGTCGTCATCGGACCAGTAGTTGACAAGCTCATGCGTCACCGCCCATTGGGTTGGTACGGCGTTGCTGGCTGGTCAATCTACCGTGATGAGGCTCTCTATCGCATTGAGTCTACATCTTCAATCGACTTTCAATAATAGTTAATTGACTGGAGGGCAGGGGTAAATCCCCCTGCCTTCTGGTAAGTCCACTATTAAGGAGTGACATGACTAAGTATTACTTCACAACTCCTACTACCTCTGAAGGACCAGCAGGTGGTGGACGTTTGTTCATTCGTTACCGCTTAAACCGTGGCATTACTGTCTATCGTCAAGCTGGTAAGTGGTACGAGATTCGCTACCCAACCGAAGACCAGACAGCCGCAGCAGACCCAGGCTGGGTCTTCTACGGTGGCTACAAGAACTACATTACTGATGCGCAAAGGACGGAACTAATTGCAGCAGGATACGGAAACTACATCTTCTCCGAGTAAGTGTGACCTTGAGGGTCACATCACCAAGCTGGTGAATGTCAATCTCTTTACCTATGAACCTGAGTACTACGGATGCACACGATGTGATGCACGGTCAGATACTCGATGGGCAGACTTCGGTCAGGTGGCTGGTAACCCAGACCACACTGGTGCAGAAGACTGCACC